CTGACGGACAGCGTGTCCATCCTGGCAACGCCTACCGCGCCGTAGCTCTGTCCGCTCCGCTGCCCGACGGCGCGACAGTCTACGCGGTCGAGTGCGGCGGGCCGGCGATCCCGGCGGCTGCCGTGCTCATCGACCACCACCGGCCTGGCGATCCCGGCTACGGACGCCCGCCGGCGGAGTTCCTGCCTGCCAGCAGCATCGGGCAGGTCATCGCGGAGCTGGCGCGGCTCGGCCGGCTGCCGGAGTGGCCTCCTGCCCGTACGGTGCCCGGAGACGGGGCCGGTGCATACGTCCTGCACGCATGGGCACCGGACCCTGCGTCGTGGGACGAAGACCTTGGGGAATGGAGGGGCGGCGATACTCCCCCGCCGTCCTGGGCGGTGTCGGTCCAGTCCGATGATATCCGCGCGGCCATCTACCGGCTCGTCCCGCAGTCATACATTTGCGCCGCCGCCGCGGACCACTGCCTGGCCGCTGCGTATCGNGGCGAGTGCCCCGGTGTGGACCCCGACGCGCTGATGCGTTGGCGAGTCGAGCAGAGGGCCGCGCATCAAGGCCGCTCGGTCGAGGAGGTGCTCGCGGATGTGGAGCGAGCGCGGGAAGCGCTGCGCGCTGCGCCCACGGTGCAGCTGGCGGACGGAATCGACGCGCGCGATATGCGCGAGGCGTACACCGTACAGACGGTGCTGGTCGTGCCGTTCACTGACGGGGCGTCAGTCGATGCAGCCGGAGTAGGCGACTCTAAGTTCGTCGTGTTCGGTCCCCGCGCCGAGGGCGCGTGGGACGAGGGCGGTCATCATACGTTCGTGGAGCACGGAGTCCCCGAACTGCCCGAGGCCGCAGCACGAGAGGGCGTCTGCTTTGTGGCGCGTTTGCCCGGCCCGGGCGGGCGCACGAAGATCGTCTGCCAGTCCGGCACGGCGGCGCAGATCGACGCATTCATGCGCGTTTGGGCACCGGCGAACGGACTTACCGACATTTACGGCGACCCCGCGCGTGGATTCGCCGGCGGATACATGATGGAGCCATCGTCTCATGTTCACAACACGAATGCGGATTCATAACAGGAGAGCACATCATGATAATTCAGCAACGAGAATTGCCCTGTGGCTGCGAAGAGATCGAGCGCAATGGGGAGAGATCNACTCTCTACACCTGCCAGCAACACGGTGGAGGACCACTGTTGTTCGGGCGGCTGGCAGACATACAGGCATCGCGCGCGGGCACGGAGGCACATAGGCGGGTTAGGACTATCACCAGGCTCGCCGTGCAGGTTCCGACCCCCACNGANNCNGTCACACACTGTGTGACGATCAGTCCCGAGGAGCTGAAGCTGCTGTACCAGCTCGTGCAATGCGAGNGCATCACCCTACTCAACGAGCGGCGCGCGTATGTACGTGCGCGCCGTGGCGACATGTCACGGTTCCAAGAGCTGATCCGTCAGATCGACAGTAAGCTTTTTCCCATCACACGATTGGGCGATAAGTTTCGCGCGATCCTTCACGCATTGAACTAAGGAGCAACCATGACGATTCGAGACAACAGTTACAACGAGTGGCATCATGGCTACGCGGCGGGGGATATTCTCCGCGCGGTGGCGCGAGCGTTCGAGGAGGCCGCGGACGACCGGGCTTACCTGCCGGACTTTCCCGAGTTTGTAGTGAAAACTCAGTGGCTCCGCGCCACTTCCCAGCTCGTCGAATGGCGAGCTCGACGCGTGTCGCCAACTAACTACGACCTGGTCTCCGATATTTGCCGATGGCTGTTTGAGCTTGGGCGCGAGATTTGCGGCACACCTGTTGGCGCCTCTAATCGTCTCGACTATCTGCTTTGTCGCATTGCTTATCAGCAGCCCGACTGGATTGAGCCGCTGAAGCGGCGCAAGAGCTGGCTAGAGCCCCCCACCGACCAAGAAAAGGATGAGCTAGGAGTCAACACATGAGCAATTCAAATCGCAAGTTCGAGTTAATCCCCGATCAACCCATCAAGTTTTTCGGACGCACGCTCTTTCGCATCCGCGCGCTGCACGATTTCGGCGACGTGCGCGCCGGTGATATCGGCGGGTACGTCGAAAAAGAAANCAANGTNGATCACGACGGCGACGCGTGGGTNTCCGGCNATGCGTGGGTGTTCGGCGACGCGCGGGTGTTCGGCAATGCGCGGGTGTTCGGCAATGCGTGGGTGTCCGGCAATGCGCGGGTGTTCGGCGATGCGNGGGTGTACGGCGACGCGCGGGTGTTTGGCGATGCGCGGGTGTACGGCAACGCGCACGTGTACGGCGACGCGCGGGTGTACGGTGACACGCAGGTGTCCGGTGACGCGCAGGTGTACGGCGCGCGGGTGTCCGGCAATGCGCGGGTGTGCGGCGATGCGCGGGTGTACGGCGACGCGTCGCTATGCTGGGTATCAAATGTTGGCAGTGAATATGGAACGCTCACCGCATTCACTGCACAGTCCGGCATCACAGTGACGCGTGGGTGCTTTATCGGCACCCTGGAGGAATTTGAGGCGGCAGTGCGCAAGACTCATGGCGACAGTCGGATCGCTCGGGAATACGCGCTACTGATTGAGTTTATCCGGCTGCGACTCGGCGATGCGCAGGCGAGACTCGCGCAACACGATCACGAAAGGAGCAAGAGACCATGAGCAAGGTTTACAGCGTAGAGGTGGTCGAATTTGACGTGCTGTACTTCAAACCGGACAACAACGGCCGAGGTCCGGGCCGCGTGTTCAGTCACAAATACCGTGAGCGCTGGCAACACATCCAGATGTACTGCCCGAATTGCGGCAAGCGGGCGGTGTGGCAGGAAGACTCGACTGGAGATTATTACTTCGGCGAGCGGTATCTATGCCTTACCTGCGAGCACAGTTGGACCATCCAAGGCCCCTACCCCCCTCATCCGAGTGATGAGCAAGGCTCGCAGCGTATCAAAAAGATCAGCGTGTTGGCACGCTCCGAGGAATGACACGTGAAGATCACACGCGATCAAGCGCGCGCGGTCATTCACTTCTGCCGATCACATCATCTACAACTGAAGGAGTAAAGAGCCATGCGGAAATTGACGTTTGATGAGGTTATGCAGCGGCTAGCCGATGGGCGGCCAGTCAATCGCAGCGAAGTGAAGGCAAGCGCACTTGCCCGTCGCATATGGGTCGCCGGTGCGGGTTCTCCCGGTTGTCTGTATGACTCCGGTCCGTACTACAGCGCAACAAAACAGGGCGCGATCGAATACCTCATATCCATTGCCGATGATGGCGAGGGTGGCATTCCGCGCGGTCTGGTGACTGCGCTCCGCGCGGGCTACTCGTTCTCGCACAATGGGTGGGTTTACGAGGTGTCACGTAGCACGTTGCGGGAAGTGTTATGAGGAGAGTACACATGTTCACACTAGGCACAATCCGTACGTTTCGTACAGCTAACTTTCGCGTAATTGTGGACGCTATCGAGTGCGATTCACTCGACCTCTCGTGGGATGAGACAGGGGAAGTGCGCGAGAAGATAAATAATGGGGAACTCCTGGCTTTTGACGTTCGCGCGCGCGTTATTCATGACGATCTTGGCGAGATAGCCAGTGATTATCTGGGTGGGTGTATCTATGAAAGCTTAGAAGCTTTTATGGACCATAAAGAGTGTGCCGCAGAGACGCGCAAGCTGCGCGCAGAAGGTTCTAACGCTATTGTCGGTTCCTACTTCTCCGACATGGTCCGTAACGTTTGTCGGGATGCGCGTAAGCGACTCGTGCAACTACGCGACGGCCTCAACGGCCTCCACATTCGCGCCTAATCACGCAGTCTGGTGACTGCGCTCCACGAACTGCTCGTGAAGAAATACCTACTCAAATATCTACTCATAAAAAAATACCTACTCGAATATCTACAAGAGGAGAACGACATTGTGACTTTACTCATCCCGGATCGAGATCGAGAGAACCGCGAGGACTTCATCTGGTGCGTACCGATCGAGCGCCAGAAGTGGGACAAGTGGTACGCGCTCAGTGAGAAGTTCAAGACTGTAACGCCGAAGGAATACGGCGGCGTGCGGTACATGAAACGCATGGAAGGTAAGAGCGTGAAGACGATCCTCGTCATGCCGAACGCTCAGCAGTCGGATGACGATGTGGTCACGGCGTGCGCGTATCTACGGATGATCAAGGGAATGACTTGCCGCATGTACGTCGTACGATGCACTGACGATCCTCTCACGGGTGCCAGACTGATCGAGCGTGTAGTGGGCGCGGACANCACACTCGTGGAGGATGTGGAGTTAGAAGGAGAGGAGGATGCAGCACCATGACCGAAGCGAAGGTCACTATCATCACGCGCGTGGTGGACGCACTGCGAGCCAGCGGCAATACAGCTTTGGCTGACGAGCTGAAACAAACAATCGACGGTTTGGGCGCTACCGTGAAGGAGCTGATGGCACTCCAAGCGCGCAAGGATGCGACGGTGCGGTTGCTGATCAACACGATCCAAGCGCGCTGCAAGCATTCCCAGTGGTATCTGGTTCACACCAACGATGAAGGCGATCCTTCGACGTGGGGGCCGGAAGGCACGATTGCTTGCTACGAGTGCGGTCACACAGTGTGTGACGAACGCGCCTACGCATTTGGCAAGCGAGAGCTGCAAGGCGATTATTACTTCCTCTACTCGCGCGCCAATGGTCGGCGCTTCACGCTCAGCCCGCAACTGCGGAAACAACTCGGCGATAAACTCATCGTGAAGAAGGAGATCAAAGATGTTGACGAAGAAACACTTCGAGGTAATAGCGACGGCGTTGGCGAAAGCCAGACCACCCGAGCTGAACCCATCTGATGAGATGGGCCGACTCATCGCGGAGGCGCAGGACACACAATGGCAGATCGATGTCAAACATGTGTGTCAAGCGCTGAGGGAGATCAATCCGCGCTTCGATGAAGATCGATTCACCGACTGGATAATGCATGGGGGTGCTCGACCCGGAAAATAACCACAAAACTTGATTTCGACACACGATTCAAACATTCTCTCAATTCGTTCGACAAGGAACCTACCATGAAGATCAATGAAGCCAAGAACCTGATCAAGACCAGCCTGAGACTCGCTGCCACGAAGGGTATCCACATTGCTATAGAACTCGTGTCGGGACCGGGGCTGGGCAAGTCGTCCATCAATGAGCAGGCCGCTTGCGAAATGAGTCTGGAGTTCGGCGAGCCCGTTGCCTACATCCCGTTCTTTCTTTCCACCGTCGAGCCGCCCGATGTCCGTGGCTTCGGCATTCCCGAGAAGCTGCCGAACGGTGAGCGTCGTATGGTGTACACGAAGGCACCGTGGATGCCGGGCGGCGACAACGGGTTCATTGCTGAGCAGGGTCGGTTGCGCCGAGCGAAGGCCGGCGAGGTGCCGAGGTTCGGCATCGTCAATCTCGATGAGTTCCGGCAAGCTAGCCTTGATACGCAGAAGCCTGCTGCCGAGCTGTTCCTCAATCGTCGTGTCGGCGAGTCGCACTTGCCCGACGGCTACATCGTCACTGCCTGTTCGAATCGGGAGATCGATCGCTCAGGCGTGCAGCGTGAGTTGGCGTTCATCACGAATCGCCGCATGGTGATCAAGATCGAGCCCAACCTCGACGCGTGGGTGAATTGGGCGGAGAAGAACGGCGTGCATCCACTTGCTATCGCGTTCGCTCGGACGAAGCCCGGCACGGTGTTTGCCGATACGGTTCCGGAGAAGCCCGGTCCGTTCTGCACGCCGCGCTCGCTCTGCATGCTGTCCCAATTGATTGGGGAGCTGGACATGGCGACGTTCACCGAAGCTGCGTGCGGCTTGATCGGCGAGGGTGCAGCCGGCGAGTTCGTTGCCTTCCTGCGGGTGGCTGAGCAACTACCGAAGTTCGAGGATATCGTGGCGAATCCCACGGGCACGGAAGTTCCGGATCGTCCGGACGCGTCATACGCAGTGATGCAGATGATTGCACATCGTGTGGATGACAAGACGGCGAAGGCTGCATTCACCTACCTCAAGCGCATGGGCCGTGAGTTCCAAGTCGCTGGTCTGCGTGGCGCGTTCAACCGCTGCCCGAACCTCGTGCGTACGCCCGACTTCGCTGCGTGGCTGCGTGACAACAAGGATCTGGTAATGGCGGCGAACCTTCTCGGTAGGTAAGCGGGCTCAAAGTTCAACGGCGCATGTGCGCCACATGTATCTAACTCAGAAGGAGTGTTTTAAATGACTACCGATAATGACGATATCGAGCGTTTGTTGGCAGACATTCTCGACGACGAGAAGCCCCTGCCCACGGCTCCAACACCAACACAGACCGTGATGGATGTCGCCTCCAACTCAGGTCCGGAGGCACCGGAGCGTGCAGCTGAAGAGGCGATAGACGATCCGGAGACGTTCTTGGAGGGACTACTCAACGGCACGATCGAACCGGCTGCGCCTACGACAGAGTGCGAGGAAGTCACACAGCGTGTGACGACTCCTGCGACCGACGCGATCTTCACCGACTCCGACGAACGCGAGGAAGGCGCGCAGGTGCAGCCGCTGAAGATGCCCACGTTCACGGCGGATGACTTCGCTGAGACGATGGACATCCGCAACTTCGCAACACTCGTGACGCTCAACACGGCACGGTGGCACGCGAAGGTGAAGGATCGACAGGCTGCCAAGTCCGCAGCGGCAGCGAACGATGCGGATGAAGGTGCGTTCGAGGTCCGCAAGCGTTTGCTCGTAGGTGCTGACAGCCTGCTGAAGGCGGTTCACAAAGCGATCGACGAAGCACGGGCCGCGCACTACGAGATGACGCTGCCGTGGTCAACGACATCCATGCATGATGTGGGTCGGCGCACTGGCGGGCGGTTGCTTCCCAATACGCTGTTCGTGGAGTACACCACGGTGATGGCGCAGAAGAAGCAGCAGATGCAGGAAGCACTGGCGAAGTTCATCCCGGCGTATCCGCAGCTCGTTGAGGAAGCGAAGAAGAAGTTGGGCAAGCGGTTCGACGCACGTGAGTATCCCAATGCGTCGAGCATCGCTTCGCACTTCAATCTGTCCTTCGACTTCCAGCCGATCCCTAAGGGCGACGACTTTAAGGGCCTGCCGCAAGCGCAGCTCGACGCGCTCGCAGCGAAGATCAACGAGAACACACGAATCATGGCGGAGAACGCTATGCAGGAAGTGTGGATGCGACTGTACGACGTGGTGAGCAAGATGGCGGAGCGACTTTCATCGCCCGACAAGCTTTTCCACAACACGCTCGTACAGAACGTGCGAGACACGGCCCGGCTACTTGCTCACCTAAACGTGACGCACGACGCCAGGGTCGAGGCCCTTCGCAAGAAGGTGGAGAAATACCTCTGCCAACACGAGCCCAAAGTCCTGCGTGAGAATCCCGTGATCCGCGCGCAGGTCGCCGCTCACGCTCAGTCCATTATCGAGGAGATGAACAATGCGCATTAAAGTCGAACGGATCTATAAATTTGTCATTAGATTCGTCATTGGATTCGCCATTGGATTCGTCCTTGGAAAGTGGGGGTAACAAGTAATGCCAAAGTTCATTGGGAGCACAATTGAGGGAGCGAGACCGCTTTCTGAATGCCCCGACGATGCGTATCCGCTTTGCCGTCTAACTTATGCACAGTGTCGGTTACTTCGCCCCGAAGATGTGTTCTATGAACTGAACACATCTGATCGGGGTGGGCCGGGGAGTCTCGCGAAGCGATGGTATAACTGGTATGCGCCGGTCGTGGCCGTTCTCGAAAACTCGCGCTCTACAACATCAATGAAGAACCGGGCGGCGGCAGCCGCTGGTTCGTTTCTCAGAGTACGGAGTAGATAAAACATGAGTCAGGAACATCCGCGTTTCACTGAAGTGAAGACGGCCATGCTCATGCATGTGCCGTTCTTTTCGTCGCTGCTCTTCGACTTGATGAACGTCGAGATCGGCAAGTTTCCACACATATTCGGTGGGCTCACGCCCACCGCTGCCACGGACGGCAAGAACATCTACATCGATGAGGACTTCTTCGCGAAGCTCAAGCTTCCCGAGGCTGTGTTCCTCGTGTGTCACGAGATCGGGCATGCCATGTGGCAGCACATGGCCCGAGCGCGGCACTACAAGGATATGGGCTTCGAGGGCGAGCCATTCGATCCGCGTCGCTGGAATCACGCCGGCGACTATGTAATCAACGACATGCTCGTGAAGAGCAACATCGGCAAGATGCCCGAGGGCGGACTCCTCAATCCGAAGTACACGCACGACATGCTGGTCGAGGATGTCTACCGTGATTTGAAGGGCAAGATGCCGCCGCAGAAAACTACCACCGTCTGCATCGGCAAGGGGCAGGGGCAGCAAGCCGAAGACGATGGGAATACGGGCGACACACTGGACGTGCATATTCATGCTGTGAGCGACATCAACAACGCCGAGCTGAAGCGTGCGATCCAGACAGCGATGGAAGCGGCCAAGGCGATGGACAAGCTGCCGGCAGCACTGGAGCGCTTCGCGTCGAACTTCCTCAAGCCGCAGGTGAGTTGGCAGGAGAAACTGCGCTACCACATCACGCGAGCAATATCTCGTGATGCNACGACGTGGACTCGGCCGCATCGTCGGCGATTGGTTACACAGGGTGTGTACTTGCCAACGTACACCGGCTTCGGCGCTGGCGATGTCGTGGTTGTGGTCGATACTTCCGGCTCGATTAGAGAGCGCGAGTTGAATGTGTTCTTCAGCGAGCTGGACGACATCCTCGCGACATGCAACCCGACCGGCGTCACGCTCATCGGCTGCGATGCTGCGATCAGCAGCATTCATCATCTGATGGCTGGCGACTCGCTGAAGGACAATCCACCGAAGCTCGGCGGAGGCGGCGGCACGTCGTTCCGTCCACCGTTCGAGTGGGTGGACAAGGAAGGGATGACCCCGAGTGCGTTGATCTACTTCACGGACATGTACGGCGACTTCCCTCCTCAGGAGCCGGCGTATCCGACCATCTGGTGCAAGACGACAAGCGTCAAGGCACCGTGGGGCGAAGAGATCGAAATCAAGATCAAAGCATGAGGATTGAGCCTATGGCGAAGCAACTACAACTCCCCCTCATGATGGCGGCGGGGCGAGCACCGCGAATGGGCGACATCCCGATGCGCGAGCAGGTGGCGAAGTATCTCCACCGGCTGCGCTTCACGTTGCCCTTCCCGTGCACCCCGGACGAGACCTACTTCGGATGCGTTCCCGACGTGATCCGCAAGTGGCATGACGATGGGTTTTTCAAAGGAGACCGTCCACTGCCGAGCAAGGCGAACAATCTCTTGCTCACCATGTTCCATCTACCACACCGTCCGAACGCCCCACTACCGTTGGGCACGTGCGACCCGGACATTCTACACGTGTGTGTCGAGCCCCTAGAGCAGTACCTTGAGGCGACGCGTGGGGCACGTGGGTTCGAGAAGGTGTTCTGGTTTCGAGCACCGAACCACGTGCCGCTCCCGCGCAATTCACAGCAGACACCGTTCTTCCTCAACGCCGATCATCCGAAGGCAAGCGAGATCCACGAGTGGGCAACGCATGCATTCGAGATCGAGAACGAGATCGATCGCGCGATGAAGATAATCGATGTCTACTCCAAGTTCGTCTCGACGGCAGCNCAGGTGCGGTATACGTGGCCTGAGCTACTGAACTTCGTGACGTTCAAACGGAGGATGCAGCACCATGACCGAAGCGACATGAACGATTCACTGTCGTTCAACGAGCGCGAACTGCTCAAGACGAAGGTAGCGCGTGCCATACGGCCTGCCGACAAGGAGTATCTGATCACGCAGTTGACAACCGCAGCCATGCTGCCTGAGAGGAATCCTCCACTGACGGCATGGGTGAACTTCTATACGGGAGAAGTGGAAAATGGGTGAGCGAAGAAGAGCGCGCAGAGGGACAGCGGCGCAGGGGTTCGTAAAGGAAGACCTGGTAAAAAAGATCGGACGGCTGATGGATAATCGTCGTCGCATACTCGCGCCGTTTCCGGTAGCGGCGGAAGATCTGTATTGGCTTGCGTGGACGAAGCAAGAGCGAGCGGCAATCGAGCTGTTGTTCCCTTACAGGGAGAGCTTGTTCAAGACGAGCTCTGTGTTGTTGATAACGAACTACGAGTTAGACTCGAAGAAGTACCGTATCACGGTGTGTCTGCCGCAGCAGATGCCGGCTAAGCAGCGCTTCAACACGATCGTGGAATGGGGCGATGTTCCTATTGAGTTAGCAAAGCCGATCATGGATTGGTTCCCCATATGGAAGCAGCACAAGGATGAGCGCGATGAGTTGCTGGCAAAGCTCGAAATCGTGGCGGATTTCTGTAGGACCTATGGGCAGGTGTATCGAATCTGGCCCGATCTTTTGGGGTTCTTCAACGAGAAAGGCAGGGAGAAAATCAATTCTGCCAAGATGAAATCGAAGCTGCCTGACGAATTGCTTGTGTGGGATCATAAGCTAGGGAAAAAAGTTCTGATAGAACAATTCCGTCCAGCGGCGTTTGAGCGTTTTACAACGATAATTGCAGAGTGCCTGATGTTGCCTGAGATCGACGCACAGGAAGTCGGATCAATCGAGCCGATGATTTGAGTCACACACTGTGTGACGAATGTCTCAATACTTCACTGTTAGGATGGGAGACGACGATGAACACAATGACGACGAACACGCTGACAACTCAGATCGAGACGACCATGCCGGCCGTTGTGCAGGCCCAGGCGGCCGACGACGCCGCAATCCAGGCAGCTGCCGATATCCTGGCTGCCACGATAGACGTGGTGCGGCCGGGACTGCGCGCGCTGACGCGACGCCGACCCCTGCCGTGGAACTACGACAGACGGGCTCTGATACTGCGCCGCCGGCAGTGCCATGACGGCAGCATCATCCTGACCGGGATAGGCGAGCGCGAGCACCCTCGCGCTCAGTATGCAGTGACGGGCCGGGTATCGGGATGGGCGTACGTGTTGCGCCGTGACGGCTCGCTCGCGCGGCGGACCTACCGGGGTACTCATTCGGANTTCCGCGACTACTGTCGCGTCACGTGGACGGACTCGCCGGCCACGCCGCGTGATGTGGTCTCGTGGAGCACGTCGGGACCCCTCTCAGACCTTGAGGACTGCCTCGNAGCNTGCGCGATGTCGCCGAGGCTGTGGCTGGCATGTCCGCCGCCGCTCAGCGCCGGGCAGACAAGCTCTGCCGGATAGCAGAGCTGTTGACCGCGTAATGAGGAAGGTTAAATGGCTAAAAAACACTTTGTGCACGTATCCGGCTGGACGTACGCCAACTTCATCTTGTCACTNCCGGTGCTCATTGTCGGGTTTGTGTACCAATGGGCGCGCGACATGTTCAACCGTGGGCGTACGTTCTACGACATGCTTACCTGAGATCTAAAACACGCAACCCCCGATGAACCAAGCGCCAGTTCTACGCTGCGCCTTCATCGGGGGTTTTATTTTGTCTGCGCGAGCGAGTTGACTATCATCGTTTCGTGTGTAAGATTTTCGCTTAGTACCTCCCCGAATTATTTGAATCAGCGGTGATCTCTTTGGGAGCAACACGAAATGACGAATCCGAAGCTCGGGCAGCCGGTGAAGAACCGGTACAAGGTCCCTCAGAAGATGTGGTGTAAATGGAGTAATCACGCCAAGAAGGTTTTCAACACGATGATGGACGCGATGCGACCGTCCATGCAGTTCGCCTTCCTGCATCCCGACTGTCCGCCGATGAAGAAGGAGCATTGGGCCACAACGCGCTGGAATGTTTCGTGGGAGGCCGCACAGGCAGCGAACGGCGGGCGGCGGCTGGATCGGGCCATCACCGTGAAGCGCGGCTCCAAGAAGCAGGGGGTGCGCCGTGGCAAGTAACGGAAACATCGCTCCAGATAAGATTCTGGAGGAAGCCAAGAAGACCCTGTTCCAACGCGCGGCGGACTACGACGGCAAGGGGTATCAGGGCGGCGAGCGCTCGATGAAAAAGACCGTCGAGATTTTCAAGGCGTTTACAGGAATCGAGTTATCAGAACTCGATGGCTGGCGCTTTCTCCTATGCCTCAAGCTCGCTCGCAGCACGAGTGGCAAACCCAAGCTCGACAGCTACGTGGACATGGCCGGCTACGCCGCGCTGGCCGGGGAATGTCACCTTGCGACGCGGTTCGGTCCGGTAAAAACTGACGCGCCATGAACGCGCGAGTATCGCTGAACCTTCCACGAGACTGGCAGCCGCTCGTGGAGGCAGCGCAGGGCGCAGGATGGAGCGTCGCGAAGACACGAGGCAATCACGTGAAGTGGGTCTCGCCGACTGGCGCTGTGGTGTTCAGCGCCAGTACACCATCAGATCACCGCGCGATCTACAACATCCGCGCACAACTACGACGACATGGTTTGCAGATATGATCAAGGAGCGAAGCATGACCGACACAATAAAAACCTTCGGATCTGGACGCTGTAACAGGAGGGACTGATCGTGAACTACCGCGAGTTATTGAAGAAGTACATCGGCCATGTCGCTGGATGTGAAGGCGTGTCGTTTATTGGCCCGCGGTACATGCCCAACGAGTTCACTGACGAGGAATGGGAGGAGCTTCAGCGCCTCGATGAAGAGCTGCTAGAGGAGGAGAAGCGACAACGTGGAAGTCACGGCAAATAACCGGCCGCAGGTGCAGATCTGATGCGCTTCGTCACACTCGATTTCGAGACGTACTACGACAACGAGTACTCGCTCAAGAAACTCACCACTGAGGACTACGTCACCGATCCGCGCTTCGAGATCATTCTCGTTGGCATCAAGATCAACAACGAAGCGCCGTACTGGATCACTGGCACGAAGGCACAGATCGGCGCGCATCTTCACGAGCTACGCCTGCACGAGTGCGCGCTGCTCGCTCACAACATGATGTTCGATGGTTTGATCCTCGCACATCACTTCGGCATCTACCCTGCGATGTACTTCGACACGATGATGATGGCGCAGGCGCAGTTGAAGCCCTTCCTCCGCAGCATCTCGCTCGACTCGTGCCTGAAGCACTTGGATCTTGGCATCCACAAAGGTACAGCCGTCTACAACATGGTCGGGCGTACGCGGCAGTCACTCACCAAGCGCGAGCTGGAGGAGTACGCTGACTACTGCATGACCGATGTGGAAGGTGAGTTTCGCCTGTTCAAGTATCTGGTCCCGCAATTCCCGCGCGACGAGTTGGAGATCATGGACATGACGCTGCGGATGTACCTGCAACCGCAGTTCGAGCTGGATGCCGACTTGCTCGCCGAGCTGCTTGCCGAAGTACGTGCGAAGAAGGAGCAAGCACTCAACTCACTGCCGGCAGATATACAGAAGGCGGATTTGATGTCGAACGTGAAGTTCGCCGATGTCCTGACGCGCTATGGCGTAGAAGTCCCGACGAAGATCAGTCCGACCACCGGACAAATCACATACGCGTTCTCCAAGACCGATCCCGCATGGAAAGAGCTGGAAGAGGAATGGGCAGACGATCCGGTCGTTGCGTCGATTCTCGCCGCGCGCATCTCGGCGAAGAGTACGTTGGAAGAGTCGCGCACGATGCGACTGCTTGACAGTGCGAAGCGCTACAAGAAGTTCAGGGTGCCGTTGCGTTACTACGCCGCGCACACTGGCCGCTACGGCGGGATGGACGGCATCAACGTCCAGAACTTCCCTCGTATCGACAAGTCGCGCATGCGGTTTGCCCTTCGTGCTCCAAAAGGTCATGTGGTGCTGGCAGCGGACTTGGCTCAGATCGAGGCCCGCATCACAGCGTGGCTGGCCGGACAGAAGAATCTCATCGAAGGCTTCCGGAATCGCGAAGACATTTACAGCATGTTTGCCACAACGGCGTTCGGCATCGAGACGGTGAAGGACCGCTCGCCCGAGGACAANAAGCGNCGNTTCGTNGGNAAGACGTGCATCTTGGGGCTTGGTTTCGGCGTCGGTGCGGCGAAACTCAAAGCGACGCTGCGCGCGGCGGGTATCTCACTGGATCTCGTCGAGTGCGAGCGTTTTGTGAACACGTATCGCACGCTGTATTCACGCATTCCGGGGCTGTGGCGGCATTTCGACAATCACTTGTCGATCATCTCGTCAGGTGCCGGCAAGGTGAAGGTCGGTCCAGTCACGCTCGCCAAACACTCGATCATCCTGCCGAACGGCATGGCGCTCGTGTACAACAACCTGCGGTACGTCGAGACTGACAAATACGTCGGGTGGGTTTACGACTTCGCTGGTGAAGTTCGCACGCTGTGGGGCGGCAAGGTTACGGAAAACGTGGTGCAAGCGTTGGCGCGTATCTTGATTATGCAATACATGTTGCAAATCAAGCACACGATTAAGCTTTACCCTGTGCTCCAACAGCACGATGAACTTGACTACATCGTACCGACTCAATACGCTGACAAAGTGGCGGCGGTGATCGGAAAGATCATGCGCGTCCCTCCGTCGTGGGCTCCGGACCTCCCCGTCGAAGTCGAGATCAACTACGGTCCTACTCTTGGTGATTGCAAATAAGGAACACAAATGCGAACTATCATCTCAGCGGCGCTCATGTTGCTTTCGACATCAGCACTGGCAACGAAACCTCATTCCCCCGACGCAAATGTCGAACCGACAGCAGTTGGCGTTGGGGTCGGAGTAGCCGATGCACGATCCACTTCCGTTTCCGGGGCTCATGTCTTTTCATCTAACACCAACACCAACACGCTCTCTCAGATCGCCGAAGGTGGCGCGGGCGGTGCGGCAAGTTCTAATTCAAGCGCACATGCAGAGGGTGGTGCTGGAGGCGCAGGCGGCGAAGGTGGTTCAGCAGATGTCAAGATCAACTCCACCTACCGCGCCGTCCGAAACGCCCCCTCCGTAGCACTCGGTAGTGTGTTCCCGACGGCAAGCTGCCAAGGGGGATTTGGGATCGGTGGCAGCGGTGTGAATGGCAGCGGGCTCCTCAACTTCAGCTTTACGAAGAAGGAATGTGAAACATTCTTGCTCGCACAGCACTTCATGTCGATCGGTATGCCTGACATCTCGTGCGAAATTCTGAAGACCACGAAGTCGTTCAAACGCGCGCTCAAGCAGTATCCCGAGTTGCGAACGCTGGTCGATTGTTCGCCGCCTGTGAATGTGACAACGGAGGCTGCGAAGCCCACCACGTCGGTAGCGCCTCCCGATATGTCGCAGTACGTGACGAAGGAAGAGCTGGATCGCGTGTTTCGAAAGACAGTCTCAAAATGAAGGTCAACCTGTGAAACCATTCGCTTGGTCCTACTCGGCACTGACGACATACGAACTGTGTCCGAAGAAGTATTACCATCTCTACGTCGCGAAGGACGTGAGGGACGCCGACAGCTCCTTCTCTGCGGACGGCAAGATCGTTCATGATGCGATGAGGGCGCGCGTGATCGACGGCAAGCCGCTGCCACTCAACCTGCGACACTATGAGAAGATCGCAGCGAAGTTCGCCGCCGCGCCCGGTGAGAAGTATGGCGAGATGAAGCTCGCGATCAATCGCAAGTTCGAGCCTTGCGACTATTTCGCGTCCGATGTGTGGGTGCGCGTGATCATCGACCTCGCGATCGTGCAGGGCGATAGCGCGATCGTCGTTGACTGGAAGACCGGCAAGGTGAAAGATGATCCGACGCAGATGGCGCTGAACGCTGCCGTACTGGCCCGCTGGATGCCAGAGATCGGGCTGTTCAAGACGCTGTATGTATGGCTTCAGTCAAACAACCTCACGCCGAAGAACTACACCGTTAGTAAGTTCGCGGCTGTGTGGAATGATTTGCTGCCACGTGTGGCAAAGATCGAGGAAGCACGGAAGACGACTACGTTTCCGGCGAAGCAAGGTCCGCTCTGCGGTTGGTGCCCGGTGAAGTCATGCCCACACCACGTCGAACGATCGCAGGAGTAGTCAACGTCTTATTCGCCGAGCTTCAACGCGTGGCGAAGCAGGAGGGTCCTGAGGGCGAGTATTTGCTCTCGGTGTCTGACATCACGGCGGACTACATTAAGAGGAGGCAGGCGATCAAGGCCGAGCTGCTGTTCATGAACAAAGTCGTTTGGAAACAGGAGATCCCGATTTCGGAGCTTGACGTGATGACAATGGAATACGGTCGCCTCAAGGAGAAAATCACTGCCGTCATGCGCGCGAACTTATCGCTCGTGGCACAGCTGCACTTCGCCCGTTTGGAGCAGTTGTTCCCCAAAGCGATCAAAGACGTTCACATAAACTACGACCCGGATAAGCACACGAAAGTCGTCGTGGTCGAGTTCAAGAACGGGTACGTGGCGGAAGCGCCCGAGGCTGAGGCGAAGACCGATCTATTTACGGCGCGCTGCGCCATGCTGTACGACTTGCCGCCGCTATGAGTACTCCTGAATCGAAGGTTAAAAAGCGCGTGAAGGCGTTGCTCGATAAACATCACGCGTGGCACAACTGGCCGGTGCCGGTGGGTTATGGCGTACCGATGCTCGATTGCGTCGGCTGTCACCGTGGGCGCTTCTTCGCGATCGAGACCAAGGCTGAGGGTGAAACTCTGACGCCCCGCCAAGAGTTCACGAAGTCGCAGATGGAAGAGGCCGGCGCTCGCGTGTTCGTCATCATAGGATCGAACGACGAGCGCAATCCGGATACGTGGCAGGGGTGGCGCGAGCTGACGCTGTGGCTTATCGACGGTGATGATCCATACGTGAATCGAGACGAATGAACGCGATCGTCAGCGCCAAACACAAGGTATTCGCGATTCCCTTCGATCAGGGACTCGCGAACCTCATACCGTCCGCGAAGCCGTTCGAGCATCCGCAGCTCGGCTCGATGCTGCTCGTTCCACACACGCGTGATACAACTCGACTCGCGCGCAACATGGGACATGCGACGCCCGCGCCGATCCTCACGCAGTACGACTGGAATGGCGACACGCCTTTCAAGACGCAGATGATCACGGCTGCAATGCTCACGATGCATTCGCGCGCATTCGTACTCTCCGAAATGGGCACGGGCAAGACGCGCGCCACGCTCCATGCCGCGAACTTTCTCATGCGCACGGGAGACGTGCGTCGCGCGCTCGTCGTTGCGCCGCTTTCGACATTGATACACGTGTGGGATCGAGAGATCTTTCGTTACTTCAATCATCTCTCAACAGGTGTGCTACACGGCACGAGGGCACAGCGGCTGAAGGTGCTCGCGCAAGACAAAGACATCTACATCATCAATCACGACGGTGTGGAAACGATCCTCCCCGAGCTGCTGGCGCGGGACGACATCGACCTCGTAATCATCGACGAGCTGGCGGCATTTCGAAATGCACGCACCGATCGTTGGAAGGCGCTCAACCTATTGATCAACGGCGGCATGCGCAAAGGCTCCACGGTGCCGGTCGCAGCGAAGCCGTTCGCGTGGGGGCTCACCGGCTCACCGACGCCGAACGAACCTGCGGATGCGTGGGGGCAGTGTCGGCTCCTCGCGCCTCACAGAGTGCCGCCGTACTTCAAGCAGTTCAAACGCATGACGATGACGCAGGTCTCGCAGTTCAAGTGGGTTCCGAGGCCCGAGGCGAACGAAATCGTCTACGACGCGATGCAGCCAGCGGTGCGATTTAAGCGAGACGATTGTGTCGAGCTTCCCGAGACGAGTTATCAGAATCGCCCGGTGCAACTCTCTGCCCGACAGCAGCAGGTATACAACGACCTGATGAAGAAGCTGAAGCTCGGCTTCCAAGAAGGCACGGTGACGGCTGCCAACGAGGGCGTGTTGTTCTCGAAGTTGCTTCAGATCACGTGTGGGTGGGTTTATACAACCGATCGTAGAATCGTCCACCTAGACAATCAGGATCGCATCGACAACTTGCTCGAAGTGCTCGACGAGGCCGAAGGCAAGGTGATCGTCTTCGTGGATTTCATCCATGCGGCCGAGCAGCTTCAGAACATCCTCCTGAAGTCGAAGGTTCGTTCAGCACTCGTGACTGGACAGACGCCCGCGAAGGACCGCAACCGCATCTTCACGGCGTTCCAGTCGGCAGCTTTCCCACGCGTGTTGGTAGCGCATCCGAAGTGTATGGCGCACGGTCTCACGCTCACCGCTGCCAACACGATTGTTTGGTTTACCCCGACAACCAGTTTGGAAACTTATGAGCAAGCGTGTGCGCGAATCACGCGTCCGGGACAACAGAGGAAGTCCCTGATTGTTCACTTGACTGGTTCACCGGTCGAGTCCAGACTTTACCGACGCCTCCAGCAGAAAGCTTCACTACAAGGGGCACTGCTTGAACTGTTCGAGTCACAGGAGAATGGCGAATGAGTCAGCTTACACCCGCAGAAAGGGTCGCGGCTTACATCCGGCTACGCGACTACAAGAAGGCCGCTGAGGAAGAATTCAAAAAATCTTTGAAGCGCGTCATCGATGCGATGGAGAAGTTGGAAGCAGAATTGCTCAACGATCTTAATGCATCGGGAGCCAACTCGCTTTCGTGCGACGCTGGCACGGTCTACAAGAACACGCAGTTCTCCGCCACGGTGGAGAACCGCGAAGCCTTCCGCGAGTACGTTGTGAAAAACGACTTGTGGGAGGCGATGGACATCAGAGCAAACAAGACGTTCGTGAAGGAATTCATGGAACGAGAGGGTACACCGCTTCCCGGTGTAAAAGTTACACAGATTGCAACCGTTGGAGTCCGTAGGAGCTAACACATGACGGCATTAACCAAGGCGAATCCGCAGTTGCCAGCGGCTGTCGCGAAACTCGCAGCATTGGCAACACCCGAAACGTACAACGAGCTGAGTGGCGGCGTCACGAGCAGCTTCCCGATCATCTCGTACAAAGGCAAAGTATGGCGCATTCGCAAGGCCGGCGAAGAGCAGCTGTACCTTGACAACGACGGCAACGCGATGCCGACGATCGACGTGGTGCTCGTACAGGCGAACCCCCTGCCTTCGAAGATCTTCTACGACAAGCCGTACGAAGAAGGTTCGAACGACACGCCGCGTTGCTTCAGCAATGACGGCGTGAAGCCCGATCCGTCCGTGCAGGATCCGATCAGCGCTGTGTGCGCAACCTGCCCGAACAACGTGTGGGGTTCGAAGATCACGGCCAACGGCAAGAAGACTCGTGCGTGTTCGGATGCGCGGCGCTTGGCGGTCGTGTTTGCGAATGATCTGTATGAGAACGGCGTGAACTGCCAAAAGTTTCTTCTGCGCGTGCCGCCCGCATCGCTGAATCCGTTGAAGGACTATGCCGAGAAGGTGCTCGCACCGAAGGGCATCCCGTTCTTCGGCATCGTGACGCGCATCGGCTTCGACCCGCAGGCCGCGCACCCGCAGCTCACGTTCAAACCCGCGCGCTTCGTGAATGACGAGGAAGCGGAAGCCATCGCGCAGTTGCGCGGCAGCGAGGACATTCGGCGCATTCTCGCCGAAGCTCAGGAATTCCCGGCCGTAGCGACTGCGGTAGGTGACGTGGTCGAGACCAGCCCGGCTCCGGCCCCCGCCCCCGCTGCAACAACGCCTGCGGCTAGGAAGCCCGCCAAGCTGCGTCCTGCGACCGAGGAGGAGATCGGGCTCGCTGCTGCGCCGCCCCCGAAGGCCGCAGCCACCAAGCCTGCTCCGGCCCCAGCAGCAGCCCCGGAGGAACCGTTGGCAGCGCCCCCGCCTCGTAAGCGGGCGGCGAAACAGTCCCCTGCCAGCGCCCCTGCGGCGGCTCCTGCGCCTGTAGCAGCGGCGACCGAGGAGGAAGAGGAGACGACGACGGCGGCGGCCGCTTCGTCCGACGAAACCAATGCTCCCGCCGACTTCGACAAGCTGCTCGATTCGATCCTGAACGGCTGACGGCAGTTTGAACACGTGCCGGGAGGGGAACAAAAAGCACTCCCCCTCCCGGTTTTCCTCAGCGGGGTGTTCTGGTGAACCTGACCGAGTTCTTGTCATTGCTCGTGCCGCCCGGCGTGCTCGTGGCGGGCAAGCTGATTCCCAAAACGAATGCACAGGGTGAGGAATACAAGGTCTTTTCCCACGCGATTGCCAGACTCCATACCGACTTTGCCGCCAACCTCATCCGGATGGATGGCGAGCGTCTGAACACGTACTTCGCGCTCGCGGCATACAAGCAGGGCTTTCACGACGGCCCGATAGATCCGAAGACCGGCAAGCCGAAGCGACAGCTCCGCGTCCGCACGAACGTGGACAGCCTGAAGGCACTGTGGCTCGACATCGACTTCAAGGGGAAGTACCCCGACGTGAAGACGGCTGCCGTGGCGCTGAAGGTGTTCTCGCAGGCGACGAATATCCCGACCCCGAGCCTTCTCGTGGATTCAGGGAACGGGATACACTGCTATTGGCCCTTCGACCAGCCGATCGCACTCGAACGATGGCAGCGGCTCGCAGACGCGCTCAAGGCAGCGTGCATCGAGCAGAAACTCGACATCGACCCGACGTGTCCGGCCGATGCCTGTCGCGTGCTGCGCCCCATCGGCACGTCGAACTGGAAGGACCCGAACAACCCCAAGCCGGTGCGGCTTCTATACACGAGTGGGAAGATCTTCACGTACGACGAGATGGAAGCCGCGCTACTGCCGTGGGTGGGCAAAGCGCGCGTCTACCACACCACTCCCAACACGATTGACAAGTCGGCCTACAACGAGCTGACGGGGGGCCTACCTACAAGGAACGAGGTCCCTTCCCGTTTCGACACGATTATCAAGCACTGCGGCGTTGCACGCATGATTGCGGAGACGCACGGCAAGCAGTGCTCGGAGCCGCTATGGACCGCTTCCCTTCAGCTCCTGAAGCACTGCGAAGACGGTGCGATGTGGGTGCATCCGATCTCGGACGGGCACCCTGGCTACAACGCCGACGAGACTGAGCGGAAGTGGCAGTACCGATTGCAGAACACGGCGGGGCCAACATTGTGTTCGACGTTCGAGAGCTACGAGCCTTCGATTTGCAATAAGTGCCCGCATCGCGGCTTCATCAAGACGCCGCTCCAACTCGGACACGACGACGTACAACCGCTTGAAGGCTTACCGACTGGTTGGCGCATCGCGCCTGACCGCAAAGGCATTGAGCGTCTGATGATCGACGCCACGAACAATACGAAGGAGTGGGTGAAGATACTGCGGCACGTACCCACGAACTTGCGTGCGACGCGATCGATTGTCACGTATCGCTACGATCTCACATTCGATATTGAACTCGACGGCTCGAATTCGTGGACAATCAACATGCCTGCGGGCGTGCTCGGCAATCCGCGCAAATTCAACGAAACGCTTGCCGACTTCGGTGTGGCGCTGAAAGAGAAAGAACTGAAAGCATTCGGTGATCTTATGGCTACATGGCTTGGAAAATTACAGGCGGCGCGGCGCGTTGCCGATGTCACAGAACAGCTCGGTTGGCTGATTGACAAAACGCCGGACGGCGAGCAGATCACAGGTTTCTCATGCGGGCAGACGACGTACTACAGCGACGGTCGCATTCGCAATGACGTGCGCGCCGCGCGCGAGTTCGCACCGATTGCGAAGTTCTACGAACCCAAGGGGAATCTCGAAGCGTGGAAGAAAGTCGCGGCGTTTCTAGCGGAGCAGAACAAAGCTGCGTTTACTGCAACGCTCGCGGCAGCGTTCGGGACACCATTATTGAGGTTTACGGGCCTGAGTGGCGGTATTCTTTCGATTGTCTCTACTGCCAGTGGTGTGGGGAAGTCTTCTGCGTTGAAGTGTTCGCAGGCAGTTTGGGGTTCGCCCACGCACGGTATAAATGCTGTGGACGACACGCCCAAGAGCGTTGCCCGCAAACTCGGCTTCCTCAACAACTTGCCAGCCTATTGGGACGAGCTGCGAGGCAAGAAGACAGTGGACGACTTCTTGACACTTGCGTTTCAGATCACGCAAGGCAAGGAGAAAACACGACTCGATTCTTCTGCGCAACTGCGCGAGGTCGCGACTTGGGAGACTATGTTGATTGTCGCTTCGAACGAGTCGATCTTCGAGGCTATGGCACGGCACGGTGGCGGGAGTGATGCGGGCCTTGTACGCACGTTCGAGATCGTCGTCGAGCCGTTCGAATGGAATCGCAATCGCGCCGAGCTGTCGCTCATGTTCGAAGCACTCAATTCGAACTACGGCCACGCAGGGCGTATCTATGCGCAATACCTCGCCACGCATCCGACCGAGGTCGAGAAGCGTGTGAAGGACATGTTCAAAAANCTCGCGATGGTGGCGAAGATGGAAGCGCAGGAGCGCTTTTGGTTCGCCATCGCGGCGATCCTTATCGTCGGCGCGGAGATTGCAGGCGAACTTGAACTTGTGAAGATCGATGTACGGCATCTTGCGAAATTCCTACTCGCGAACATCTACCGACTGCGCGGGCGCAGTGCCGATGCAATGGCGTTGAGTCAGCCGACTGAAATTCTCGCGGCGTTCATGAGTGCGTATCAGGATCGCGCACTCATCGTAGACAAATACCCCACGCCGAAGGCGAACCTGAAGCACTACATTCCGGATCTCACGGGCGGCATCCCGCGCTCCGACAAGATCATCTATCACGTGAGTCGCACGGAGAACTTGCTGCGCGTGCCGCGCAACGAGCTAGAGCGTTGGCTCCAGTACCACGATCTGCCGGTCTACAACATCATGAAGCGGTTTAGAGACGAACTTGGTGCGCGAGAGTTGCGCACCAAGCTCGGAATGGGAACGAAATGGGAGCTGCCGCCGCAGAAGTGCATTGAGTTCGATCTGAGCCGCTTCGGCCTGTCGGCCGCAGACATCAAAGTGGGCGACCCCTCGAATCTCGCCGCAATCCCCGATTCACCATCTAGTACACCAAAGGAGTATCACGATGCTTAGCTTACTTATCGGCTTTACACTTCCGACTTATGAGTCCGTCCAGGCGCGGAGTTGGTGGGTTGATTGCGGGCGCGGACCAAATCGTGATGGATGGCAGGTCTACATCCAATTGATTGGCCTGCGCCTTGATTTGATGTGGATGCCAAACTAAATCGGGCGGCCCCTCGAATCTCGTCGGAAACCCCGATTCGTCGAACGCGGCACCACCCGAAGATTGGAGTCCGCGTTCGAGCCCCCGTTGATCAGTGCGCGCTTGTGATCGACATCCTTGCCGTCGCCCTTGCGCACGCGGCCTTTTTCCTCCATCTCGCGACGCGCAGCATTGCGCTTCGCCCGGTTGCGGATCTGCTCAGGCTTCGAGTGGTACTCGCGGTACTCTTTTTTGTAGTCACGCGCCACGGTTCCATCCCTCCTTCGCAGCATTCCACACACGAATCAGCGTGGGCTTGATGAAGGGGGCGTACATCGCCCCCAACACCACGCCCGCAATGAATGCGATGAGCGTCTTCATTTATACAGGCTCCTCAGTAATCGCCGAATGAATTCGGCCAGCGCCCGAATTATTCGATCGAGCCATCCGTGGGCGCTTCCGGAGGGCTGAGGTCGAAAGTCTGGTTGTCGATCTCCAGAAAGTCCGACTCGTTGCCACGCGAATCCACCGCAGTGATATGCACATCGAACTGCCCTTCGAGGCCGGCGAACGACGGAATGTTCGCAGCCGGGATGCGCGTATAGCCATCCGCGTCGGGAGGCGGAGGCGTCACGTCATCGTATGGTGTGTCGTACGCTGCCGGCGTGTTCGCCGGACGCACGCGAATGCGGTTGACAACCACGTCGGGGGAGACGGACTGTCGGAACCGCACAACGATATCTTTCACCTTTGCCATGTTTAATCTCCTATTGGATCTTCAATTGCACCATCAGTTGGACCGGGGAACCGTACCACTTTGGATACGATGTTAGACAGCGCACTTTCAACGCCGGCCGAGTTATACGCAGTCACGGCAAAGTACCACGTGCCCGGTGCGAGGTCTCTCACCACATACGTTGTGAGTCCCGCATTCGCGAGCTGAATCGTTTGTGTCAGCTGCGTACTCGATGTGCCGTAGTAGATACGATACCCGGCAAGATTGGTAAGCGGCGAACCGTCTGTGTTCTGCGTCGGCGCGATCCAGCGCAGCGTCGCCTCGCCCGCATGCGCCGCGTTAGCGAGCATCAGCAGTAGCGCGATCAGACTAATCGTCCGCATACACTTCCCCTTTCTTTGCATAGAGGATGTCGTCGCCTCGCAGATCGACGCCATAGCGCCGCATACGCTCTNCGCGCTCGCGGAAGCTACGCAATGACTTCAGCAATTGCGAGCGCGTAATGCCAGCGGCCGGATTCGCTCTGTTGAACTCGGAGATCTCTTTAAGCAGCTCGCGGCGCTCATCCGCATCCGCGAGCTGATACCGACGCAGCAGCATGGCGCGACGCTCATTGTCGTAAATCTGCGCGTCTTTGATTGCGGCACGTCTCGCATACGCCTCGGAGACGCGCGAGGGCTGGAAGCCGATCGACTGCATGAAAAGCTGCCACGGCGTCATCTCCTTCGCGCCAAGGATCTCCTTGCCAGTCGCATCGGTCAATCCTTCGTTCGTGTAGCGAATCGCCTTGAGCGCGTCCTTGGCGAACTTCGGCATGAAGCTCTCGAAACCCTTCGAGAATTGTCCCTCTCGAATGTACTGTGCACCTCTCATCCACCCCATGCCGATATTCATGAGCGGACCACCGAAGCTACCCACGATCGAGCCGATGGTGGACTCCGCCGTGTCCGTCTTCATGTCGATGAAATACAGCTCGCCGAGCGACATACGATTTGACAGATCGACACCGATCAAGCGCGGCAAGCCGCCCGAAATGATCTTACCGACGTCAGTGCCAAAGAGAGTCGCCGTCAGCTCGCGTACGAGACGATCGTAAGTCTCACCGCTCATCGCGTTCTTGAAGGTGTATGGCTCGTTTTCGTCGCCGAACGCTGCGAGGAACAATCCGATCGCCCACTTCATTGGNTGGATCATCGCGCCGATCACGCCGCCAGCGGCNAGGTGTGTGNTGAAGAGCCCCGCGAGTGTCTTGATCGCAACCTGTCGATCGAGCCCGCCGCTCCACACAGCGCGACGGAAGTTGTCGATCAACAACGCGTACATGTGCTGCGGATACTTCATGAACTGAAACACGAGCGGACCCCACTGCCCGAGTGGACCGCGCGCTTGGAACAGGCGCGGTGCATTACCCGAGCTGTAGTTGAACTGCGTGAGCGACACTGCTTGCTGTGCGAAGCCCGTCGCCTCCTCTACGGTTCGCCCCTTGTTGCGGTACAGATCGTAGGCGGCCAGCGCCGTCGTGACGCGGTTGTTCACTTCGACGAGATGAGACATGATCCGCGACGCATCGAGCACACGCTGCCACGGGCCCGTGTTGATGCCTTCGGAGATATCGCGCAGCTCTGCGACGAACGACAGGTCGATGATCGAGTCGCGCTTCAGCTTGTTGAGCATTGCGATGTATTCATCCGCACGCTCGCCGCCGCGCTGTTTGATGTACTCTTCGACTTGCTCCAGCACGGTGAACGCTTTCTCAGCGCCAGCCTTCGACCAAAGCGCCTTAAGCCCACCGAACGACTCACCCATTTGACTCACAAGGGGGTGCATGATCAGGCGTTGCGCTGTTGTGAGCGCAGCCGTAGCCTCGCCGATCGACGAGCGCGCCGCGAGCCACGGCAGCGTCACCATGTACGGCTGCGTGGCATTGATTATCCAGTAAGATGGCGAAGTCAGCATCATGAACTGCGACAGTTCGCTCCCGGCGCGCACGAACTTCGAGACTTCGACGTGGTCGTGCGTCAGCTTGTCACGTGTGTTGATCTCCTCGATGACTTCGTTCATCCGCACGACGGAGATGTTCGACGTTTCTTCGCCTTTTGCAACACGCTTGGCGTACTTATCCATATCGATCAGCGCGTCGGCCATCTGCCAGCCGAAGCGAAGCTGCGACGTGTAATACGCACTCGCCTTCGCATACGCAGCAAACGTGCGATGTTGCAGGTCGTAGTTCACGCCACGGCGGTTGGCGCGCTTGATTTCGCGCTTCCGGAAAGCGCTGTCGGAGATCGAACGCAGATAGAAGTCTTTGATCGCTGCCTGCGCTGCCGGATTGCCGTCGAGCTTGTTGAGGATCGTACGCAANCCCGCTCCTGAGCTGATCGCGGAATCTCGGGTGAAGAGCTGCGACTTACGCTGAACTTCCCGGTCTACGTTCTCCGCTCCGTACTCCGCAATCATGTCCTGGCGGTTCTGCTCCGCCTCGGACCGGGTTTCAGCAAAGCGGACTTCCTTCTCCTTGACCGTGACCATGTAGCCTTCGTCGGTCTCGGCGACGGACACCGACAGCGTGGGGTCGTTCTCGCGCTGCTCCTGTGCCCACGCGTACGCCGCTTTCTTGTCCGCGAAGTGTTCGCGCTCTTTCACGCGCTCCGCCGTAACGACGTAATCGCCGAAACGCATCAGCGGGAAATAAGGACCGATGTGCAGTGACGGCAGCGCGGCGATACGCGCGATGATCTTGCGTTGGGTATCGGACAGTCGATCGCCGAACTCTTTCTTCATACCTTCGATCGTGCCGAGCTTCTTCCGCTCGACGTCCTCTTCGGTATAGTTGAACGGGCCATCCACCACTGCCCGCAACGAATTGAGTGTCACGAGATTGACTTCGCGACGGAACGAGTCAGCGTAGAACTGCTTCAAGTCCTGGTACAGTGCACGGAAATCAGCGGGCAGTGCTTTGAACCGCTTCGCAAGATCTGCATGCCGCTGCTTCTGTGGCACGGATTTCACATGTTCGTTGGCCTCCGATTGCAGCGGTTCATCCGGATGGATGCCGTAGAGCGTCGATTCGGTCATGATGCGCGACAGCTCTACCGACTGCTCAGCGCCGTACTTCTCGGTAAGCGCAGTCCAGCGCCGCGACAGCTTGTCGGCCTTTTCCATGTTCGCCGCGTTGTCCGCGTTGCGCTGGAAGAACGCCTTCATGTATCGCGCGAGTGGGCCGTGTGCGCCACCGAAACTATCATCGTAGAAATCGCGGATCTGCTCCATCGTCAGCGCCGACAACAGGAAGCGAGAACCACCTTCCTTGTTTGCCTGAATCGTGTCGGTAGCAAACTCGCGCACGCGCTTGGTGACGGCGTTCGATTGCAGCACCTTGTCGTACACGTTCGCAACCGTCGAGAGGATTGGCCGCTCGACACCCAAGTTGAGCGCAACCTCCATACCCGTCGAACGCTCGCGGATCTCTCCGGTGAAGAGATGGTCAGTCGTTAACATAACGAGGTCGAGTGCGTTTTGGACTTGCGGCAGCTCCGGCAAGCCGAGCAGTTTGCGAACGAAGTCCACAACCATGTCCCAAATCGATGCGCGCTTGAACCGCGCCGTAGCGGGGTCGTATTCCGTGTCGAGTTGGATCGAGCGCAGAACCGTCTGGAACTCGGGATTCGAGAACGTCTCCGCCACGAACTCATCGACATTTTTGAACCCGTAGTGCGCGGCAGGATCGTTGTACCCGCCACGGGCACGGAACTGTTCACGTGCCCGCTCCATGATCGCGTGCATCGTCACTCGCAAACGTGAGTTGTTGGCGAGCGCGCCGTACGTAGCGGCGTGGACTGCTTCATGCAGGAATGTATGGACGAGCGGCCACGACACGTCGTCACCGAAAGCGCGACGCTCTTCGAACAATTTGCGGTTGAGCCGAATCACACGACGGCGACGCCCGGACGAGTCGGTCAGCGTGTCATCGAAATGACCGAGGTTCTTCATCCCGACCACCTTGCCGGTGTGATCCCACGTCACCACCGCATCGTCCATGTTCAGCGCTATCAGCCGCTCGACAAGCGGCATGAGTTGGTGATCAATCGGCAGGGTTTGGCGCAGCCGCTGCAAGGCTGTGTTGAGAGGCAGAGTGCTTTCCGCTTCGAGCGCATCGGCGAGTGCAGTTGCAGCCTTCTTCACTCCGGGCAGATCCTGCCCAAGCAGGTGCAGCTCCAGATTCAAGGGGCTCTGCCGGTCGAGCGCTTCGAGCGCCTTGCGCTGCTCGTAGCTCATCTCCGCGCGAAGGGCCTTCTCGATACGTGCGGCGAGTATGAGATCTTCGCGACGGCGCTGTGCCGGCGTGAGCTTGGCGCGACGTGCGCGCTCCTTCGCGATCATGTCATCACGTCGCTTGCGAAGCCACGCGGCGCGCTTCTGATTCGCGTTGAGCGGCGCGTTGCGGAAGGCGGAGCGCTCGTTCTCCAACACGCGATCCGGAATCATATAGTCGAACTGTGCTGCGTTCCTTGCGAGGACCAGATCGCCATTGGCGTCGAACTTGAAACCNTANTCCNNGAACCAGCGCTTCAGCGGCTNGTAGAGCTGTTCACGATCGGTCCGTTTGAAGTCACGCAGGGCATAACGCAGGTTGCGCATCTCGGTNAAGGTCGGCCTGTAGCCGAGCCCGCGCCGTTCAATCGCGAGGTTCGCCAGCGATNTATCGCGCGTCACGTATCCGATGAGCTTTTGCATCAGCGGGGCGACGTGTTGTTCGTACTTCGCGTTCTTCTGCCACACGTCGTGCAGACGCTTCGCCCGCGCAATCTTCTCAAGCTGGTCGTCCGTGGACTTCAATATATGTGCAATGCGCCGGCGGCGGGAACCCATCAACTTCAACGCGCCGGGATCGATCCTTAACGCCGCCTTGCCTGCGGCGCGCGCTTGAATATCCGACTCCGCCCTCATGGCAGTGGCGAGATTCTTCAGGAACTTCTCCGGCGTCGCATTGAGTAGCTTGTCGGCGAGTGCGTTGAAGCGCTCGACTTCCTTCAGGCCAGCGAGCGAGCGTGGCCGCAGCCGTTGTAGCATCTGCCCATAGCGCATTAAGACTCGCAGATAAGCCCGACCGTAGATGGCATCGCGCGCCGATTGTGACGGGTTGCCATCCGCTTCGCGCTCCTGAGCTGCGCGCGCAAGTTGCGGCGTTAGCTCCAGCTCACGCGCAATGAACGCCTGCATGACCTCATCGAGCGCCTGGTAGGTCTTCTGCACACGTTCGTTGTACTTCGCCTGCTCCTTCTTCGACATCTCGCGCGGCGGGAGGATGTCGAACGCTTCTGTCGGCCGCAGCTCGGACTTGCGAACCGCAGCCGCATCGGAGCCACCGACTCCTTTACGGATAGCGGCAGTGGCAGTGATTGGCTGAGTCTTTACTTTGACACCGATCTCGCGCCTCTTCAGCATGCGCTTCACACGAGAGATGAACTTCAGCTTCTGCGAGCGAGCGGGATGCGCAGCGATCAGCTCCTCCGGAGCCCTACCGCTCGGGGTAAGTTCTGTGGTTGCGCCAATCTCCGCCGTCTCGCGCGTTTGACCAGTCGTGGCGCTGCGTTTGACGCGCGAGCCCGACGCAATGTTCGCCGCCTCGCGAAACAACTCCTCGACTTGCTCATCGGACATCTGTCCGATCTGCTCATCGGTGAGCTCTTCGAGCGACTTGCGTACATCGGCGAAATACTCGCGCGGGCGCGGTGCTTCTTCCTTGACGGTGGCCTCGACATACTCACGCAGCGAGGCAATGCGTCTACGAAGCTCCTTGGCTTCGGCGCTCGCCTTCAGGCGATCGGAGCGCGTAGGACCCTCGGCCTCGCGCCGCTCAGCGTCTGCCAATCGTGTCTGGAGAACCCTGTATTCCGCCGCTCGCGACTTGGCGAACTGTTCCAATCCCGGTTCCAATTCCGAGATTGTCTCCGTCGTCTCCTCGACGCGGCGCGCAGCCTTCTTCCTAATCGATTGCTCAGTGCGTTGCTTCTGCTCGGCGGCGATGCGTTGCGCGCGGCGCTTGGTCGCCATGTCGGCAGAAAGGATTACTCCTTCTCGCCCCGGCTCATCGAACTGCGCCGCCAGTGCGTCCGCTTCCTCGGGCGTCGCAACAAGCGACTCACGAACGACGTTGCCCTGCTCATCACGCTGCTGAACTACGATGTCTGCGCCAACGGGGGGAACACTACCAGCTCCTGTTGCGAGCCCAAGAATCTCCTGCATCTCGATGCCCTGATCGCGCATCGCAAGCAGCTCATCGGCTGTCTGGCGGTCCTTCGCAATGAGCATGCCACCTTCGCCGTCGAAGTTCGCGAGCGGCACGCCAACGGTCGGAACTTCGTCAATCTGCTGCATGTTCGCAGGCGAGATATACACGCCGAGGCGCGGGCTGTCCGGATCGGCGAGATCTTCGAGCTGCGCACGCAAGTCTCCGATCGGCTCCGCGCTCGACTCGTCGGACATGAGCTGTGACTGATCGAACATGTCGATCTGGCGCGGGTCGCGCACGGTACCGGCGTAGAGCTCGGCGCGATCCTGTTCCGCACGCTGCCGCATGAAGTCGGCGCGCGTCGGCCGGCGACCGATCGGCATTACATTGACGGGCTCGCGCTCCTGAGAGAATCCGGGCGGAGCCGACAGATCCGGCTCATACGGCGTAGCCGGCATCGGCTCGATGAGCGGACGACCGCGCTCGCGGGCGCGCATCGGCAGTGACAGTTGTTGGGGCTCGTCGGGCGGCACCATGACGCCCGGACCCTCCGGACGCAGCGACAGGTCCATCTCCTGCTGGACGACCGGCCACGGGCGCTGCATGTACGCGCTCTGTTCCTGTTGCGGGGTCATGCTCGGCTGCTGCTCGAACATGTCCTGAATCAGCCCCTCGGCACGCGCGTTGAGAGCGGCCTGCTGCGCTGCGTCGATCGGGCCGACTTGGATCAGGCGTTGGCCGGTCGAGTCCACATCCGGCAGGTTGCCGAACTCGATGTCGCCGCCGCGCCAGCCGCCCTCGGGGGCGAGTTGGTCTTGAAACACCTGATCGAAAGGCTCCGGGCCGGGCGCGGCTTGCACAGGCGGGGGCTCCGCTGGCGAGGGCTCCGCTGGCGACGTGGGTGTGTCCTCACCGGTCGGGATCGCGGTCCGGGGCCTCGGTCCAATCGCGGCGAGCATCGTGCCGCCCATTGCGCCGCCTACGAGCGCCCCTTGGCCCATCGCTTCGAGAACACCCTCGAACGTGCCGCGCTCCGCGTCGAAAACTTGGGCGGCTACGTTTTGGGCGATCTGCTCAGCCCCTGACTGCCCCGATTCCTGCACCGCCTCACTCGTGAAGCCGCGCCCGAAACGGCCGAGCGCACCAGCCGCTCGATCCGTAAACACCGGTTCCAAATACCGTCCAGCGGCTGCGGAGATCGCGCCTACGACGAGTCCGCCGATGACGGGGGCATACCCCGCCGATTCGCGGATGAGCTGCTGACGGGCCGTAGCGTCGTCTACACCCTGATTCCTCAACTGAGCGTAGAACGGCGACTGCATCAGCTCCGCTTCCGGAGCCTGTTCGATCTCCTCGGCGATGTTCGCTTGGATGGCTCCGAGCGAGAGCGCGCCCTCGGACGCGCCCAAATACGTGATCGCGCCGCCACTCAGGCCGGCGCGCATGATCAGAGCGCCTGGCAGCAGGGTAACGACGGTGCTGGGGGCGGAGCGGGCCATTTTCAGGCCGACGCTCGACAGGAACTCGCGGATCCCCCCCTGCCAGATCGTCCGGTTCGGNTCGAGGGAGAAGACCTCGCGCGCGGCGCGGGCTTGCGCCTCGGGGGTCATTTGCTCGTACCACCCCTGCGCAAATTCCGTGGACAGCCGGCGTCCGGTCGCGAACTGATCGGCGATATCACCGAAGGTCTGTGCGCCCGGCGTCGAGCGGTCGCCCGCGAGCCGATTGAACACATACTCACCGATGCCCGCGACAGCCCCACCGAGATCGCCCANACCTGCGATGGTAGCCTTGCCATAGTCCGCCCACTCGGTCTCCCCCTCTGTTTGGGGGGTCGGCGCATGGAGCATTTCAGCAAACGCGTCGGGAACTTGGGATTGCTCCGGGCTCGTTGAGAGGTCGAGCGCCATCCGAGCGCGGTTGCGCGCCGCCCGAATCTGCGGATTGACGCGGCCGGTTTCGATCGGAACGAAGGGTCCCTGAACTTGATCAGGAAACAACTCTTCGAAAGTAGCCATGTTAGGTCACTTGCACTTTAGAAGTAGAAAACCCATCGGCGGCAGCGGGCACAACAAAGTCGAGTAGTTGCGAAAGGACAAAATGCAGGGGGAGGCTACGCAATAGCGTGAGCTGTCGCCACTGATCGCCTCGATACAAAGTTATAGTAATCATTGTGTGATACCCATGCGGACGAGCCATTCGTCGAGTGTGCCGTTGTTCGCGGCGTTCAGTGTCGCGGTCACGATATCATCCGGCGTCAACTGCGGATACTTCGCCTTAATCCGCCCCATCACGCCCAGCAGGTACTGCGCCTTGTCGGGTTCTGTGAGCATAAGTTCAGAAATGCCCGGTGCGTTGCGGAAGGCCGCGGCGTCCCGCAACGCACCNGGCATTTCTGAACTCATGCTCACAGAACCCGACAAGGCNCAGTACCTGCTGGGCGTGATGGGGCGGATTAAGGCGAGGTATCCGCAGTTGACGCCGGATGATATCGTGACCGCGACACTGAACGCCGCGAACAACGGCACACTCGACGAATGGCTCGTCCGCATNGGTATCACACAATGATTACTATAACTTTGTATCGAGGCGATCAGTGGCGACAGCTCACGCTACTGCGTAGCCTCCCCC